ACCCAGAGTGCCCAATTATATTGGCGAATGTCTACTGAAAATCGCAACTCATATATCATACAAACCAAATTGGGTGAATTATTCATATAAAGAAGATATGATATCGGATGGTATTGAGAATTCAATTCAGTATATCATGAGTTTTAATCCAGACCGATCATCTAATCCATTTTCTTATTTTACGTCTGTTATTGAGAATGCATTCAAACGAAGAAAATTAAAAGAAACGCGCCAAATGGACATCAAAGAAAGAATTCTTGAACAGGCCGGGTTTGACGAAGTTTTCTTTGATGATGATTCTGGTAATGGCAATTCTTCTGATTATAATTCCATTAAAGATTCCATCTATTCCAGAGGTCGTCTATGAAGATCGGTTGCTTGTCCGATACACACTATAACTTTCGTAAAAACTCAAAATTATTTCATGATTATTTCAAGACATTTTATGATGATGTGTTCTTCCCAACCCTAGATCAACAGGGAATTAAGACGGTCGTTCATATGGGGGATGTGTTTGATACTAGACAAGGAATTGATTATGCCGCACTCTCTTGGGCCAAGGATAATGTGTTTGATCAATTTCAGAACAGAAACATTGATTTGCATTTGGTTGTCGGTAATCATGATAGTTACTACAAGAACACTAATCAGGTTAATTCTCTAGATCTACTACTTCGTGAATATGATAATGTTACTGTCTATTCAGATCCAACAGAAGTAAAATTCAGCAATCTTGGGGTTCTCATGGTTCCCTGGATCAATCTTGAAAATGAAGAGCACACAATGAATATGATTGCACAGACCGACTGCCCCGTGGTCATGGGCCATCTAGAATTAAATGGATTCGTCCCTCATAAGGGACACGTAATGAACGAAGGAAGAGATCCTTCCCCATTTAATAAATTCAAGAAAGTTTTTTCTGGCCATTATCATACTCGTTCAGACAACGGCAAGATTTTCTATATTGGCAATCCTTATGAGATGATCTTTAGTGATATGAATGACGATCGAGGATTTATTATTTTTGATACAGAAACGCTCGATCATGAGTATATCAATAATCCACACCGAATGCACTATTCGATTTATTATGAGGATAATCCACATTCACAGTTGAATACAAGTTTATACGATAACAAAATCTTAAGACTAATCATACGAAAGAAGAATAACATTGGTAATTTTGATGCCTATTTGAGTAAGTTGTATTCTTCAAACATTGCCGAGATTAAGATCATTGAGAGTTGTATTGATGATGTTGAGTTCGATGAGTCCTTAGAATCAGAAGACACAATGACTCTTCTACAGAAATTTATTGATGATGGTGCCGTATCCTTGAATAAGGATATTCTTAAGAGCATTATCAACGAGATACATAAAGAAGCAATGGAATTGATTTAAAATGTTTCTTATTACTATTAAGCAACCGGATCAGGATCAAGGAGCCTATTTCATCACTGATGAAAATCAGGACAAGGTTCTTCTGTTCTTTGAGGAACAGGATGATGCTCTTCGTTATGCAATGCAAATTAATCCTGATGATAGAGAAATAAAGGTAGAAGAATATGATGACGAGCTTCTTGTCAGAATGTGTAAGATAGCCGGATATAAGTTTACGGTTGTAACAGAAAACGATATTGTACTTCCTCCACGAGAATTTCAATGATTGTATTTGAAAAAGTAAAATTCAGAAACTTTCTTTCTTTTGGCAATCGCCCTGTCATGATTGATCTGAATCAAAATCAGAATACTTGTATTGTCGGTAAGAATGCGGCCGGGAAGTCTGTGTTTATGGATGCCATTACTTATGCCCTATTCAATAAGGCATATCGGCCCATTAATAAACCTCAACTCGTGAATTCCGTTAATGATAAGAACTGTGTAGTTGAAATTGAATTCAAAATCGGTAAGACGAATTGGAAAATTATTCGCGGCCAGAAGCCGGCTGTATTTGAAATTCATAAGAATGGAAAAATGCTCAATCAAAATCATTCAACAATTGAGCAGCAGCGATGGCTCGAACAGAATGTCCTGAAGATGAACTATAAGTCTTTTACTCAGATTGTGATTTTAGGTAATAGTAACTTTACCCCCTTTATGCAATTGACTCCTGCCAGTAGAAGAGAGGTAATTGAAGAACTTCTGGATATTAAGATATTTTCTTCAATGAATGTTGTGATTAAGGATAAGTTAAAAGAGATCAAGGATAATATAAAAATTCTAGAGGTTAAACGATCCTCTTTATCTGATAAGGTTGATCTACAGAGAAACTTCATTAAAGGAATAGAAGACGAAGGAAATAGTATTATTGATTCAAAGCAAAGTAAAATTGATGATCTAAAAAAAGAAATTAGCTCGGTAGAAAATTCAAATTCGCAGTTGCTGGCAGATAATGATGAACATCAAAAAGAACTCAAAAAATATTCAACTAGCTCATCCAATTTAAAGAAACTCAGAACGACAAAGGGAAAACTAGAGAATAAGATAGAAACAATTAAACTTCAGATTAAGTTCTTTCGGGAGCAAGTTACTTGTCCTACTTGTACTCAGAGCATAGAAAATGAGCTGAAGCAGAATAAGATTCTTCAGCTGGAGCAGGAACTAAAGGATGTGCAGTTAGCATATTCTGCCCTTAAAGATAACATTAAATCAGAAGAAGAAAAGGAGGAAAAGTACGATAATATTTCTTCTACTCTGAATCACAATCAACGAACAATTGCTCTTGGCGAATCTAAAATCCAACAGATTAATAAGCAAATTTCTGATCTTGAAAAAGAAATTGAAACCACATCTCATAAAATCCAAAATCAGAATGCCGAGCAGAAAAAACTTAATGATTTCATTTCCGATTATGATAGTGTAGATAAAGAATATATGATGAATAAGGGCAAAATTAAGTATTATGAGTATGTTCATGATCTCCTAAAGGATACAGGAGTTAAGTCCAGAATCATTAAGAAGTATTTGCCTTTAATCAATAAGCAGGTAAACAAGTATTTGAGAATGATGGATTTTTATATTAATTTTACTCTAAATGAGAATTTCGATGAAGTGATCAATACTCCATTATGTACAGACTTTAGTTATACTTCTTTTTCTGAGGGACAGAAACAGAGAATTAATCTGGCACTTTTATTTGCCTGGAGAGAAATAGCTCGAATTAAGAATTCAACGAATGTGAATCTATTAATTCTTGATGAGGTATTTGATTCATCTTTAGATTCTACTGGAACCGAAGATTTTCTAAAAATTATTAGACATAAGATCAAAGATTCCAATACATTTGTTATCTCACATAAGGAAAACATTCAGGACCGATTTGATAAGGTTATTGAATTTAGAAAGAAGGGTAATTTTTCTGAAATGAAGGTCCTTTGATGGACGGTGCCAAAACTGGCATATGCTGGGTCTAGACTGGGTGCTATTGCTTTATGATCCGTGGTAGCCAAAGTTTAGTATGGACCTTAAAGTTGTTAATATTCCGGCCGGGGACTTTCTCCTTGGGCAATGGTACACGTCGCCGAGGAATACGTGGTGTACCATGGCGCGACAACCCCATTTTATGTGGATCGTCCCAAAGAGGTCAATGTTCACCTGCCGATAAAAATGACTATTGTGGGTTTTGTATTGTCTGCTCCCCACCTGACCACTTTTTGAACTGTCCACAATCATCAACGCTTCTCCAGAACTCACCTATAATACCCAGATACAACACTCCATTTTATGAATCGCCAAGAAATTTACGGTAAGTTGGCTCGATTGCTATCAAATGAAAATCTTACAGTTCTTCATAAAGGAAATGTAGATACTGCCTCATTTAATACTAAGACCAGGACATTAGTTCTCCCACTGTGGGAAGGACTTTCTGATGATGCGCATCAAATGTTAGTTGGTCGTGAAGTTGGTCATGCTCTTTATACTCCTAAATATTCGCCGAATGATTTTGATGGTATTTCTGAATCGAGTATTAATATAGTAGAAGATGCACGTATTGAAAAGCTAATTAAAAGGAGATATCCGGGTATGAAGCAAACATTTTATCATGGATATAAGTTTCTTCATAATAATGACTTTTTTATGATCCGTGGAATAAACATCAATACAATGTCCTTGGCAGATCGTGTAAATCTTTATTTTAAAATTGGATCTTTAGACAATGTGGATAAGATTCAATTTACGGAAGAGGAGAGGCTATTAGTAGAAGAGATTGCTAATTGCGAAACATTTGATCAGGTAATAGAAGCAGCCAGAAAGCTTCATGATATGTCCAAAAATGAATCACAAAATGAATCGCAAAATGAATCGCAAAATGAATCGCAAAATAAATCTTCCAAGATTTCAATATGTTCTCCTGGAAATTCTGATCAAGAAACTAATGTGGAACTGTCCACAACACATTCGGCATTATCAGATTCATTAAAGAAAATAGCAAAGGTTGGTACTGAAATTGATTATGTAACAATACCAGAACTAGATCCAAACAAGTATATATTGTCTCATACAAAAATCATCAATGATTTATCTAAGCTTTTTCATTCTGATGATATACGCAATGAATATAAACAATTTAAACTAAAATCAAAGAAAGAAGTATCATATTTAGTTAAAGAATTTGAGTGTAAAAAATCGGCAGATGCATATGCCCGTACTCAGGAATCCAAGACCGGAATTTTAGATACATTAAAAATT